TCGAGGATCGCCTGGCGAACGTCACGCCCGGCCTTCTTGAAGTTCTTCCGCAGGAAGGTGACGATTTTGTTCAGCTCTCTGTGATTCTTCCCGACATCGAGCGGCGTGCCCTTGAGGCTCAGGGCACGACGTAGCAAAGCGCCCGACCCCGGCGTTGGCTGCAACCCCTCGGCGGTCAGCCCGAGCGCCTGGAACTGCTTGCGCTTCGTCGCCGCTTGCCGGTTCTCGGCGCGCGTTCGCCGACGTTCGGCTGCATCTCGAGCCGCCTGCTGACGGTTCTCCTTCGCCGTCTGCGCGGCGCTGCGGTCGGAGGCTGCCTGCGACTTGGCGGCGGCGGCGATCTGCTCGCGCAGCGTCGCCTGCTTGCCGAGCTCGGTGCTCAGGCGCTTCTGCAGCTTGACGTTGTCCGGGTCGGCACGGATGAGAGTGCGCAAATGCGCAGCCCGTTTGATCGAGTTCGCCAGCGCGAGGTTGTAGTCCTTCTGAGCCGCCGCCTGGGCTGCGCTCTGCTGCGTGATCCTGTCGATGACCGCCTGACCCGCCCTGGTGTTCGCAGCGGTCTGCGGCGCAACACGACCCGCCGCGCGTTCGCGTGCCGGGCTGACCGCTCCGGGCGTGAACGTCCGCTCCTTCGGAGTCAGGGCCGGCGGTTCACCCGTCGTCGCGTCGATGATCTTGTTGCGCAGATCGAGGAACTCCTGCATGCCCGGGATGCCATCGCGGATCTTCTTCAGCCAGCCGTCGGTCTTGGTGGTCGCGTCCTCGACGCCCTTGTTGAAGCCGTCGAAGAACTTGGTGTCCTTCGCGGCTTCGCGCAGGCCGCTCACTGCACCGATGGCGTCGTTCGTAGAACCGACGAAGGCGATCAGCACCCCGGTCGCGATCTGCATCGTCGGGACGAGACCCTGGCCGATCGTCGTCGACAGGTCGTCGGTCTCGGCGGCGAGGGTGCGCTGCTGGTTCGCGAGCCCGCTCGAGGTGTCCTTGAAGTTGTCGTTCGCAACAGCGCCGTCTTTGAGGATCAGGTTGTAGCGAGCGACCGTCTTCTCCTGCTGGGTCAGAGACGACGTCGTCTTCTTGCCCGTCTCGGCGAGCGCCTCCTGCTGCACACGCGCCTCGCTCAGGAAGATGTTGAAGCGGCGCAGCGGCTCGGCCTCTCCCGCGAGACCCGAGCGCAGCGCGATCAGAGCCTCCTCGGGCGTGGCGTTCTGCAAGGACGCCAGATCGGCGGCGAGCTTGACGAGCACTCGCGAGAACCCGCCGGCCTTCTGCTGACCGACGCCGACGGACTGGAAGAGACCGGCGAAGGTCGCCGCTGCCGTCAACGCCGCCCGCTGCGCGATCCCGATCGAGCTCGCGGTGGTCTTCGACCACGCGATCATCTCGTCTGCCGAGGCGCCCATGACGACCTGCGTGCGGGAGATCTGCTCGTTGAGATCGCTGGCAGCCGAGACCGTCTTGGAGCCGAGAGCCACGGCGAGCCCCACTGCCGCGCCGCCCAGGAACAGCGACGAGGTGCCCGCTGCAGCCAGCCCGGTCGAGAGCTTCCCCACCTTGGGCGAGGCCTGCCCCATCGCCTGCCCGAACTGGTTCGTCGCCGTGGCCGACTTGTTCAGCGCGCGCTGGTACGACGTCGAGTCGCCGACGACCTCGACAATCAGCTTGCGAGCCACTACATCAGCCTCTGTGCCTGAAAGTCATACGCCTCCATCAACTGATCGGGCGTCAGGGAACCAATGTCTTCTGGCCGGAGGTTGCAGTTGAATCCGAGATAGGGGCTCCAGTAGAGACGGGGCTCGACTTCTCCGGGGAGGGCTCCGAATCTCCGCTTCCACTGACGCCAGAAGGCTCGGTCGGAGCGTCGTTGCTTCTCTTCGACTCGTCTGCGGCTGGCGGGGCTCCGCCCTGCGTAGGGTCCGGCATCTCCTCGGCGATGGCGGCGAGCTGCTCCATCACGTCCATCATCTTCACCTTGCCCACCATCTCCGCGATCTCCCGCTCGCGCAGCGAGGGGTCGGAGCGCTGGATGGCGATGTGCAGGAGCGTCTTGACGACGCCGGGGTGCAGCCCCTCGAGCTCCCACACCGCGTCGAAGGTGAGCCCCGAGTAGTTGTAGAGGATGATCGCGTCGTCGATGTCGAACGACGCCAGCGCCGGCAGGACATACGGCGTCCCCTCCACGGTGATCCTCGTCTGCGTCTCTAGTTCACTCACGCCGCTCCTTTCAGAAGCCCTCTTTGCGACCGATGCGGTCCAGAAGATCGTCGATCCGCTCGGCGACCTTCTCCTCGTTCTCCGCCAGCGCCGGGTCGAGCGCCCGTGTCTGAATGCGCTCGGTGAATATGTCGCGCTGGCGTTGCGTGCCCTTCCGCTTCCCGCCCCGCAACTGCGGAACGACGTACACCTGCGCAGGGTTGCGCTTCGTGATCCCTGTCCGCATCGCCGCCCACTCGCGAGTGTGCACCATGTTTCGCATCGAGGTTAGAGCCTTGGTCTGAGCCGCCATCCGCACGGGGTTGACGGCCTCCTCGAGCTCGTCCACGAACTCCTCGGTGAGCTGCTCGGGCATGACCTTGAACGAACGCACGAGCTCGCTCAGGCCACGCACCCGAACGCCGCGCGCAGCGCCTGGTGTCAGTGCCGCCACCGGCCTACGGAGAAGACCAGTCGAAGCTCGAGTTCGCAGCGGGCTTGAACTCGATGACCGCTTCAGAGCGCTCGTTGAGCGTGGCCGAGGTCGGGTACGTGAACACGTTCGCCGTCCCCGAGTAGGTCGGGTTGGACGAGGTCGTACCTGCGTCCGAGTCCGGCTGCACCAGAACCACGAACGAGGAGCCACCCTCCCACAGCGGCCAGATCGTCGCGTGCACCGAGCCCGCAGCGAAGTCGTTCAGGAACGAGACGGTGATCCCCTGGTCCTTGACGCCGGGTAGGAACTCGCGCGTCCCCGTGGGCGAGAAGCCCGAGACGTCGACCTGGTCTCGCTCGTTCGCGATCTGCACGTCGAACGCGTGGTTCGACAGGTCGACCGAGTTCACGACCACCTTCCAGTCGGTCGAGATGAACTTTGGCATTCCGACTCCTTCCGAGTCGTCGGGTTTACACCGCCGCGAGGAGCTCTCGGGCGCGGGCTTCATAGCGAGCCCTGTTGGCGGACGAAGCCGCCTGCACCACCGGCTCAAACTGCGAGCCTGCGGTGACATTCTCCTTGTGGACGAGATCGATGCGCACCTCGCGCAGCGACATGCCGGCGGCGCGTGCTTCGAGGCAGAGCAGGTTGTCGGAGTAGTAGGCGGGCTCGACCAGCGAGCTGTCGAACCCTCCCAGCTGCAACAAGTCCTCGCGCATCCCGGCGAGGCACCAGCCGTCGAGGTACGGCATCGGCCGTCCTTCGATATCGGCGTGCCCGTCGTAGCGCAGCTGCCCGACGAGCACTCCCGGTGAGAGCGCACGGCGGATCTCCTCCAGCCAGCCCGGCCGCAGCATCTCGATGTCGTTGTTGAGGAAGAGCACGGCGTCGTGGCGCGCGTGCCGCAGCCCGACGTTGGAGCCCTCCGCGAAGCCGAGGTTCTCCTCCGAGTACACGGTCGCGAACGGCAGCGGAGGATCCGAGCCGTTGTCGACGACGATGAACTCGTCGGTCGGCCTGCGCTGCCCGATCGCCATGAAGTAGTCGGTGACGAGCTCGCGGTGCTCGTGCCAGGGAGTCACGATCGAGATCGACGGCCCCCGCGAGATCCCGGGACGAAGCACGGAGGTCACCTCCTCGCGCCACACCGGCGGACCCATCTTCTCCGCGGTCTCCTTGATGAAGGTGTAGTCCCCGCCCGGCTCTGGGAGCCCAGGAGCGTGCGGTTCCCAGGTTCCCAGCCGGGCAGGATCATTGGGCACCACGTACATCTGCGTCGAGACGTTGCCGAAGCGGATGTCGCGGTCGCGCCAGAGAACTCCGTGCGAGTAGTGATCCATGCGGAAGATCACCGGCCGCTCGCAAGCGGCATCTCGCATCAAGTCGATAGCCCCTGGCGCGTACACGTCGTCGTCGTCCATGGACGCGAGGTGGGTGCCAGTGGCGAGGGAGAACCCGTGCACCCGCCCCGCGTGCCCGCCCGTTACCCCGAACGTGCCCTCGGCATACACCGCGTTGGAGGGGAGCCGCACCGGCAGGGTGGTAGCTCCCCGAGCCTTGTCCAACACCACGATCAACTCGTCGGCGCCGGCGCAGGAGGCGAGGGTTTGCTCGAGCGACGGGCGTCCGAGTGTCGGGATGACGATGGAGAGCTTTACAGCCACAGCATCCCGATGCCGCAGTGATTCGTCATCACGATGTGCATCCAGCGCACGTCCGGCTGGGATGTGATCTCACCCCACAGCCGCTCGACGCCGTAGGACGGGTCGCCGATGTGCTGCGTGTCGTGGAACGCGAACACGCCGCCGGGAGCGATCATCGTCGAGAAGTTCTCCCAGTCGGCCCGGACCGCGTCGTAGCGATGGTCGGCGTCGATGAAGATGAAGTCATAGGGGCCGAGATCGCGCGCCTTCTCGACGAGCGCGGGGTCTTGAGACATGCCCTGCAGCAACACGAGATCCTTGCCTTCGGCCCAGCCCTCCCACTCCTCGGCCCCGCGCATCTCGTCGTCGATCACCACCACCGAGTCGGCGATTCGCAGCCAGTGCCAGAGCGTGCCGCCGAACATCGCGCCGACCTCGAGGATGCGCTTGGGCTGGAGTAGCTCCACCACGTCGATCATGCGGGTGAGCTCCCACTCGTTCTGGTACGCCTCGACGGGGGCCAGGTTCATGCCCACGGCGCCACCTTCTCGCTAACGAACTCGAACGAGTCCGCTCGGTACACCAGCGCCGACAGCTCGGCGAATGTCTCGGCGATACCGTTGCCGCACACGTTGGGGATGTGCCCGTGCCAGTGCTCCGAGGTCTCCCGGTAGTCGGGTGCGATGCGGTGGGTCAGCAAGCCCTTCGGCCTGTTCGCGTCGTTGTCCCAGTGATCGGCCACCCACCAGCCGAGGTCCATCGCTGCTCGGTACGTCTCGGGCGAGATCTGCCAGCCCGGTGCCTTGAAGCCGTGCGTGAACAACCCGCTGCAGTAGGCGAAGACGAAGCTCGCGTCTCCGTATGACCATTGCTCGGCCTCGTGCGGGTCGGGATGTCGCCAGCCGTGGACGGCGAGCTCGATCCACCCCGGCGTCGAGCGCCAGAAGTCCTCCGAGCCGAGCGCGGGGATCGCGAACACGGTGCAGCGGAAGGCCGGGTTGATCTCGCGCAGCTGGTGGAGAAGGTCGAGGCGATTGTCGTCCTCGTGGTAGTCGTCGAGGTCAACGATCAAGCGTGGAGGTAGAGGAAGACGTTGTCCCGATACCAAGCCGACACCGCGTAGTTGCGCGCAATGCGCGGCCGGATCACGTCGAGCATCGTGTACCCGCGAGCGGTGAACTTGTCGTGCCAGTAGGAGTGCGGCTGCAGATTGATGTGCCCCTTGCCGACCTGCCCCGGCACCGCCGCCGAGAACACGATCGTGCGCCCATGACGCACTAGCGTGTCGACGAGCACATCCGCCGCCGACACCGGCAGGTGCTCGCCCACCTCCAGACAGAGCACGAGGTCGAAGGTGCGATGCAGATGCAGCGGATAGACGAGGTTGTGCTGCAGGTACTCGGTGTGCGTCGCGATGTCGACGCCGACCGCGTCGTCGAGCGCGAACGCCTCGAGCCACTCGCCCTCACCGCAGCCGACGTCGAGCAGCGACAGCGGGTCGAGCAGTTCGCGCACAACCGGAGCGACCGCCGCCGCCGAGGCCGCGACCGTCTCCGATCGTCCGGCGAAGAACGCCTGCCCGTACTCGACGCTCACAGCGCCGGCTTCCCCTCGACGAGCGTGCGCTGGAAGTACGCGGGGTAGCGCGTGTGCTGCCCGCTCGTCGTCTCGTAGTGATTGGCTGTCAGCCGCTCCACGTACCCGCAACGCCCGCCCTGCATCCGCCACCAGCTGCACACGTTCGCGTCGTCCATGCCCCACACCGGCCCATCGTCGGGGTAGCGATATGCGTCGTACAGGCTCGCGGGCGCCGCCAGGAAGATGCCGCCGATCTGCGGGATCTCCATGATCCTGTTGCTCCCAATCAGGAACATGCCCGTCATCGACGGCGGGTTGTTGAGCCCGAGGATGCGCGGGGAGAGCAGGCACTCGCCCTCGAGCGCGAGCGCCGCCACGTCGCGCAGCGTGTTCGGCTGCGTCAGCTCGCAGTCGTTGTCGAACTTCACGACGACGTCGTAGTCGGCGATCTGGCGGGCGAAGTCGAGCAGCACGTTCATGCCCCTCGCGATCCCGACGTTCTCGTTGCGCAGCACGACTCCGGCGAACTCCTGCTGCACCAGCCACGCCTGCGTGCCGTCGCGCGAGTGCTGATCGAGCACGAAGTGGTCATAGTCGCACCCAGCGCGCTCCTGCAGCGATGCGAAGCAGTGCTGGGTGTATTCCAGCCGGTCGCGCGTCAAACTCAGCACAGCGACTCTCATCGCGTCTTGGCAAGCGCGCGGCGCTGCTGGCGGTTGAGCCCGTTCGATGCGATCGGCCCCACCTCACGCGGTCCCTCGAGCGCCTCGAGCGTCGGGCGCCAGTACGTCTCGGTGACGCGGTCGACGTCATAGGTCTGCGCAAACTCAAACGCGTCGTCTCGGAGTGCCTGGTTGCCGCGGTTCTCGTACGCCTCCTCCAGGCGCTCGAGGATCGAGTCCACCGAGGGCATGATCCCGAACGACAGCTGCGAGCCGTCCCACCAGCGGTCCCCGGACACGAGCCAGCCCGACTGCGTGAGCTCGGGCATCGACGAGTGGTCAGAAGCGATCACCGGCACGCCGCACGCCTGCGCCTCGATGATCGGGATCCCGAAGCCCTCGCTCATGGACGGGTTGAGAAGAACGTCGAAGCCGTTCATCACGCCGGCGACGAACTGGTTGTCCATGACATGCAGATGCCAGGCGACGTCGGGCGGAAAGGCGATCCGGTCCTCGGGGATCCCCATCGCCCGCGCACACATGACGAGATCCATCCCCGGCGGGGCAGGCGTCGCTTGGGTGTGGCAATACATGTACGCGTCGTCGTGGCGCCGCGCGAACTGTCCGAAAGCATCGAACGCTTGCGGGAAAGCCTTGCGGCAGGCATGCAGCGACCAGCCTCTGTTCGCGGCCACCATGCCCACGACGAACGCGTCGTCGGGCATCTCCAGGATCTGCCGAGCCACCTGGCGCCCGTCCTCGAGCGGCCGGAAGACTGCCGTGTCCACGCCGTGCGGCACGTACAGCGGATCGAGCCCGGCCTTGCGCAGCCAGTGCTCGCCGAAGCGCGACATGGCGATCGGGCGCACCTTCGGGTGACGCAAGACCTCCATCACGGGCACGGGAGGGGGCCACTCGTCGACGGGCGCCCACATCGCCACATGCTCGAGGTCGTCGTCCCAGTCCTTCGGTTTGAACACCCAGGTGTCGTAGAGCGTGATCACCCAGTCGGCCTGATGCACCCGCGCGAAGGTCGAGACGGTCGCGTTGTGCGCCTGCGCGGGATAGACGGGCATCCCGTCCCACACCGTCGTCGTCGCCTGGATGCCGAAGTTGGCCGCGATCGCGACCTCGTGCCCGAGATCACGGATGCGCGGAGTGAACATCTTCGTCTGCTCGCCGTAGCCCGACTGCACCAGCGGACTGTTCGAGAGCCAGAGGATTCTCATGGGATCAAGGCGACGCGCCAGGTGCACCCGTGGAAGGTCTCGCCCTGACCGTCGATGTCCGACATCGGACCATACTCCAGCGCCTCGATGTCTCCCAATTGCGCGCCCGCGTACGTCCGCGTCGAGCGGATCGCCGCCTCGACCGACTCGGCGGTCTGATTGTCCATCATAGCCAGCAGGAGATCCTGACCCGCTTCGTTGTCCACCGACCCTACGCGCGCTCGCACGTTGAACCAGTACTGGCGGGTGTTGCCGTAGCCGATGACCTCCGTCCACGGCGACCCGGCCCAGACGTCGATGCAGGGAGGCGTCGGATTGGGATGGCGGCGATTCTCGACCTGCAAGTTCGCGATCACCGGATTGGCGGTGCCGCCGAGCTCGGACTCGAGCTGCTCGGCGAGAGCGTCGGCGATCAGCGCCAGGCTCACGCAATACCCCAACCGCTCTCGCCCTTGAGGATGGCGAGCTTGTGCGCGTGGCGGTCCCAGGAATCGCGAGCGGTGTAGGCCATCGTCTCGTCACCGAGCCCGATGAGCCCGAACGGCGCCTGCTCCTGCTTCCAGTGCTCGACCGCACGCTCGATGTTGACCTGGCGCGCGACGGCCGGAGGGTTGGAGTAGGGAGTCACCATCCCCGAGATGTCCACCGTCCCGATCTCGTGGTCGATCTCCTCCGCCGCCGACTTGAGCACCCGCATGAGCGAGTTGTGCCGCTGGGTCGCGTTCACCCGCAACAGCTGTGCGAGCTCCGAGACGGAGGCGTACACGGGACGATCGTCGGCGACGTTCTGGATCGGAGCAGTCGGCTGCCCGGTCGACATGTCGGCGTCGACGAAGACGACCTGGTACCACAGCTCGTCGGCCGTACCGAGATCGGTCGTGAAGTTGCGGTAGGCGGGGTTCTGGGGATCAGCATCGACCGGCGAGAGCGGGATCGTCTCGAGCAGCACGAACGAGCCCGTCGCTGCGGTGCCCTCGTAGATCTGCGCGTCCGTCCACGGCTCCGAGTCGTAGCGCGGCGACGGCCGGAAGTCCTCGAGCGTAACCACTACGGACATGTGAGCATCTCCTCCTCGACATCCTCTTCGGCCACTCCCGCAACCGTGTCCGCGACGTGTCCGTTCACAGCGCCCGAGACCTCCCCGTCGAGTATCCCAG